CGCCTTGGCCTGGCAAAGAGCACGGCCCGCGATCTGCGCCAGGCCAAGGCGGCCGCCGAGGTGGATATGTGGCAGCGCACCCTATGGCGCTACGCCACACGCCGCGCCGGTGAGAACATCGTCATAGTCACCGGCACCCTGAAAGATACGCTGGTGAGCATCGTGTCCGACATCCTCCTGGGTGAGCCGTCGATAGGCGTGGAGGCCCTGACGTCGCAGATCTATAAGCGCTACACCGGTGAATTCGAGCGCTGGATGGCCAGAAGGATAGCGCAGACCGAGACAATGATAGGGATGGCCGAGGCGTCGCAGGCCGCCGCCGACACCCTTGACGTGGGCTACACGAAGCAGTGGGCAATCAGCGGCCTGGGCAACACCCGCGAAACGCACGAGCTTATGGACGGCGTGGAGGTGGACCAGAACGAGCCCTTTATCCTCCCCGACTGCCAAATGATGTTCCCGCACGACACCAGTATGAACGCCCCCGCCTCCGAGATCATCAACTGCGCCTGCGACTGCATCCGCCGTCCCAAATAGTTCCTTACCGGCATCCGACAAAGATGGAGAGCCGCCCCGTGTATCCTCTACGCGGGGCGCTTTAATTTTGCAGTAAGAAACCAACCCCACAAGCAATGAACGACAAACTGCAATTCAAGAGCGCCGACGCCCGCGTGGAGGTGAAGGCCGTTGACACCAACGGCATCCTCACCGTCAGGGCCTACGCTCTCGCTTTCGGCAACGTCGACAGCTGGGGCGACATCATAATGCCCAACGCCTGCGACGCCTTCCTGGCAAGCAAGGACGCCGACCGTATGGCCCTCTGCTGGCAGCACGAGCGCCAGACCGTTATCGGCAAGATCATCGACAAGGGCGTGGACGACTACGGTATGTGGATAGAGGCAGAGGTACTGCCCACCACCGCCGGCAAGGATGCCGCCATACTCCTGAAGGCCGGGGCCGTCAAGGAGTTCAGCATAGGCTACAGCGCCGACAGCTTCCACTACGAAAAGCGCGAGGGCTATCCGTATGAGATACGCATCCTCGACGCCATCACCATCTACGAGTGCAGCCCCGTGACCATCGCCGCCAACCCTGACGCCATCGTCGTCAGCGCGAAGGCCGACGGCCGCACGTATCCGGAACCGGAACCTGCACCCGATCCCGAACCTGAAACCGAAACCAAAAACGAGAAACAAACTGAAACCACTATGACACCCGAAGAAATCAAAGCTATGATGGCCGAGGCTGAAGCAAAGGCAGCCAACGACCGCAAGGGCCTCCAGGAGAAGCTGGACGCCGCAGAGAAAACAATCGGCGAGCAGAAGACCGCCATCGACAACCTGGACGTGACCGTCAAGGACCAGCAGAAAGCAATCGAGGAGCTGAAGGCAAAACGCGCAGAGGTTAAAAAGACCTTCTTCAGCGAGTTCAAAGCCGCCATCGAAAGCCGCCGCGACGAGCTGCAGAAGATGCTGGAGCGCAAAGAGGGCCGTATGCACCTCGAATTCAAGGCTGACGTCACCACCGCCGACATCACCGCACTGGCTTACGGCGCACAGCTGGAGCCCGGCGTGAACGCCGCCCGCATCCCCGTCAACGCCTTCTACGACAACCTTATCAAGGAGACCGTGGAGGCTGACCGCGTAAACTGGCTGGAAGGTGCCTTCACCGACGCCGCTGACTATGTGGCTGAGCTCACCGCCGCCGCTGACGACGACGTCGAAGTTGTTGAGAAATCCCGCCTCTTCGCAAAGGTTGGCGCACACCTGCGCGTCAGCTCAGAGGTGGTAGACTGGTTCACCACCGTATACAACTGGGCACGCACCACCGCATACCGCAAGGTGCTCCAGAAGGTCGACACCGAGATCTGCGCCGGCAACGGTTCCGACGCTTCCCAGCCCAAACACATCTACGGCCTTAAAGGTGCCGCCACAGCCTTCACAGCTACCGGCGCACACTACGGTGCCAACGCCACCATCGCCGACGTTATCCTCGACGCACAGGCACAGGCACAGGCAGCCGGCTTCAACATCGACAAGGTATTCGTTACCTGGGCAGAGATGGCAGAGATCCGCGGCCTGAAATCCACCACCGGCAACTACCTCTTCGACGAGGTGCGCGGCATCCTGAACGGCGTGCAGATCATCCCCACCAGCAAGCTCTCCACCGGTGAGCTCCTGGCAGTGGACAGCAACGCTGTACGCATCAAAGAGCGCCCCACCTACGAGATTGAGGTGGCACGCAACGCACAGCTCGACGGCTGGGACGTTTACGTCCGCAAGGCAGTCCAGAACCTTGTCAAAGAGTTCGACAAGCCCGGCGTCATCTACGTTGCAAGCGTGGCTACAGCCATCACCGCTATCCAGTAACCGCTTCCTGATCCTTATATCCTCCCGACCCGCGGCTGGCCGTAACAAGCCGCCGCGGGTTTTTAATTAAGCCGATATGAACAAGCTCAAGACCATAGCCCTGGACGACACCATCGTGGCGCTGCTGCTGGACGAATTCAAGCAGTTTGCCGCCGTGCCTGACGACAGCACCGACAAGATGCTGGAGAGCGTGCTGCGCACCGCCCTGCTGCGCGTCCAGGAATATGCCGACACGGCGCTGGTGCAGACCGTCCTGGAGCTCACCACCGAGCCTGACGGCGACGGCCTTGTCCGCCTCTATGAGGGCGGCGGGCGTATTATAAGGCTCACCACCGCCGACGGCGGCAGCGTGGCATACACCGCCCAGGGATCCGACGTGGTGAAGGTGCGGGCCACCGGCACCGTCGTGGTGCGCTGGCAGACGATGCCCAGCGACGGCGACCTGAACGAGCTCAAGCCGACCGTTTTCCGCTACGGCCTGGCCATCTATGACGGCGAGACCACCGAAGTGTTGAACGGCATACTGAACGAGGCGCTATGTTAAGGACCAGCAGAGGGGCGCGGCGCTACAATGACCGCATAACGCTGACGAAGACCACCGCCACCGTGGACAACTTCGGGCACGCCGCCGTCGGCGCTCCGGAGGTCGTCCTGGAGGTCTACGCCCAGGTGCGGCAGATGAGCGCCACGAAGACGATGCTGACCTTCCAGCAGGCCGACGTGGTAGGCGTGGATCTGGAGTTCAGGCTCCCCGCCGCCGACTTCGACGGCATAGTATGGCGCGGGCACGTCATACACTTCCCCACGCCTGAGACCGTGGACAACCGCGGGCGCATCGTGCGCGTCTCCGGCTGGTACGAGGTAGACGACCCCGCGCAGACAATTCAGGAGGGATAAGGCAATGGCAGGCAGTATCAGCGTCGAAGGTATGAACGAGGTCCTGGCCGCTATCCGCAGGGTAGCGCCCCAGGTCCAGCAGGCCACGATGAAAGGACTGCAGGAGGGCGGCCTTGCCATCATCGCCGACGCAAAGGACAACCTGCGCCAGAACCACAGCGTGGTCACCGGCCTGCTGCGTGCCAGCGGTAAGGTGCAGAAGGTGGACGACGAGACTCTGGACGTGGGCTTCTTCGATACCCAGAACCGGCAGGGCTACGCCGAATATGTGGAGTACGGACGGCGTGCAGGAGGCTATCCTCCACGCCAGAACCTTGCCGCCTGGGCATATAAGAAGTTCCACCTGAAAGACTGGAGCCACGCCTGGGCCATCGCTACAAATATGACGGCACGCATCGCACGGCAAGGCACCACGCCGCACCCGTTTTTCGGTCCGGCAATAGAAAAGAACAAAGATACAATCGTCAAGAAGGTCCGCGAAGCCGTGGGCGCTGCGCTTGACAAAATAAACCCGTTTTAGACTATGACACTCGCAGAACGCTGGCAACAATTCGTGACGATGGTGCGCGGCCTTTTGGCTGGCGGCAATAGCCCCGCCCTGAGCGCCTACGCATCCGTCTACGCCCTGCTGGTGCGACGCCTGCGCCAGCGCACCGACGTGCCCGTAGGCAGCACCGCATCCGTGCCCCGCGTGGAGGTGCACACCTTCACAGAGCAGGCACGCCAGGACAAGGGCGGCCGCGTGCGCCAGCTCAGCTGCATCGTGGAGACGATCCACAACAGCAGCTTCGAGGAGGCGGCGATAATAGCCGACGAGAACCTTGCCCTGCTGACCAGCGGAATACCCACGGAAGGCACCGACGAGGTTGCCGTCACCCGCATATTCGGCGTGGTGCCTGAGCAACGCCAGGACCTCACCGAAACGAGCGACACACAAAAGATCATCTACCGGGTCCTCGACACCATCACCGTATGGGTGGAGCAGTACCCCGTGGAGCAAGAGGCTGATAATCCATAAACCAAAATATTAACAATTAAAACCAACACGACAATGGCAAAACTTGGAAACGTAATGAAGGCATACCTGAAGGTATCCTCCACCTACACCTGGCTCACCGGCGAGCAGACCAACAGCGTCAACTTCACCGCCGACGCCATAGAAGTCAGCGACAAATCGACTGACTGGAAGCAGTACATCGCCGGTGCAAAGGGCGGCACCATCGAGATCACCGTCTTCGCTGACAACACCGACGCACAGCAGCAGGAAGCTATCACCCAGTTCCGCGCTGGCCAGGAGGTGGACTTCCTGATCGGCGTCCTGGGCACCGGCAGCACCCCGACCAGCGGCGACAGCGGCAAGGCTATCATCACCGCCGTCAGCGACACCAACGACTACGGCGCAGTGAGCACCCGCAACCTGAGCCTCCAGATCACCGGCGAGCCTACCCACTACGACACCGAGGAATAGTATGGTACCGTATCGGCGCACTATCGAATTGAGCGACGGCGTGAAGGTGGACCTCCTCTTCACGCCCCACCTCTATTCGTACAAGGGCCGCGGGGGCATCACCTTCGAGGCTACGGCCAGCGAGGCCCGCCAGATGGCGGAATACTTCGCCGACCTGCTCTATTGCGCCGCGCTCAATGCGTGGGAGATAGACGAAGGAAAGGATCCGGACCAGGCACCCTTCAAACGTGGCGACTTCCACGCCCTGATAGTGGGGAGCCCCGGGGAGTTCAAGGACAGCATCGGCTTCGCGCTGCGCGCCCTTACCGGCAAGACGGCAAAGGAGCTGGTGGCAGACGCCGAGGCAAAGGAAAAGGAGGGCACAAAGGAGGACGCGGCAGGCATTAAAAAAAAACTCTTTTCGCACTTGACTGGGAGGAAGTCCAAAGTTTCCTCATAGGACGGTGCGGCAAGACGCTGCGGGAGGCGGCGGCAACCAGCTGGACGGAATACCGGCTGCTGGTGAAGGGTGAGGACGATAGGCAGAGGAGCGAGTGGGAGCGCACGCGGTGGCTGGCCTGGCGGCTGACCATCCCGCACTACAAGAAGGGCACGGCACCCAGGACCGCAAAGGACTTCTGGCCCTTCCCCTGGGAGCAGGCCGAGGACGAGGCAAGGATGCGAGAGAGGGCGGCACAATGGACACCGCCGACGGCCGAGGAGCTGGCCGCCCTTGATAGGTTATTTGCAAAGAAAAACAACACCGAACAATGAGCAAGATAGGCGATATTTTTGTGCGCCTCGGCCTGAAAAAGGACGACTTTGAAAAGGGTATTGACGAAGCCGAGAAGCAGGTCAAGGGCTTCAGCCTTTCCACGAAGGCTATGGCAACAGCAGCCGCCGCGGCGTGGGCCGCTGTGGCCGCTGCCGTGGTCAAATTCGCCAAGGATGCGGTCAAGATGACCCAGACCTGGGGCGACCAGTGGAACGTCACTATGGCGGGCGTGAAGGGCGCATACAGCGCCTTCGTGCGCCAGCTTGCCAGCGGCGAAGGCTTTGACCACCTCTTCAGTAATATGCGCGAGGCGGCAAGGGTGGCCAGAGAGGTCGCCAAGGCCCTGGACGAGGTCTTCGAGCGCACGATATCCGGTAACTATCAGACTGCCCAGATCGACAACGAAATAGCCGACTGGCAGAAGGCGATGCGCGATATGAGCAAGACTGAGCAGGAGCGCACCGCCGCCGCCAACAAGGTAAAGGACCTCACCGCACAGCGCTACCAGATCCTCAAGGATATAGCCAAGCAGGAGGGCGACACATACCGCGCCGCCTTCCAGTCGCAGACGGGCCTGAACAATGAGCAGACCGACTTCCTGGTCAAGGAATACAACCAAAACCGCCAGCTGATCAGCCAGGCACGCCAATACCGCGAGGAACGCGCCAAGGCCTACAGCTCAGCCGTGCAGGCCAATAAGACCGGCAACGTGGGCGGCGTCAACTTTGTCGCCGTGAACGACGCAATGAAGGCCTTTGACGCCCAGTACAGCGAGAGCGTGAAGACCGTCGCAGCCTGGACGAAACTCTACGACAAGGGTAACGACGAGCTGGTGGCAAATATGGCCAAGGCAGAGGTCCAGGTCATAAACCTTGACACCCAGGCCAAGCACGCCACCGACCAGGCCGACCGCTTGCTGGGCCGCTTTAATAAGGAGGACGGCGGTGGCAAGACCGTCATATCAAAGCAGGCCGATGAGAGCGTCGATAGCCTGAAGCTCCTGGAGGAGGCCCTGGACCGCGCCGACCGCAAGCGTAAGGCGCTGATGGAAAGCCACGAAGACATCGTGCCTATGACGGTGGACGTCTTCGGCATCGACGCCGATATGGAGGCCATCGACGAGCAGCTGGACGCCGCCACCGAGAGCATCCAGGAACACTATGAAATGCTGAACCAGCAGCGCGAGCAGTGGGCAGAACTTATGGAAGGCTTCAGGGACGCCATCGTCGACGGCTTCGCCGACGCCTGCGAAGAGCTTATGAACCAGCTGATGGGCCTCAAGGACTTCAACCCCGGTGCCGTGGTGCAGTCACTTCTTACACCTTTGGCCGAAATGGCCGAAAAGGCCGGCGCTATTATTATGGCCGAGGGCCTCGCCACCCTTGCGGCCAAGAGCGCGCTGGAGACCTTCGGTGCTACCGGCTGGGGAGCCGTGGCCGCTGGTGCCGCGCTGATAGCGGCAGGCGCAGCCGCAAAGGCTGGCCTTGCTGCCCTTGCAAAGGGCGGCAGCTCCGGGGCCAGCGCCACCACTTACGGAGGATCGGGCGGTGGTGGGACCACCACGCAGGACATCCAGACGGAGCTCACCATCACCGTGGAGGGCCGCATATCCGGCGGCGACATAGTGCTGGCTGGGCAGAAGACTTTGAACAGCTGGAACAGATAAAAGGACAAGGACTATGGCTTTCGACATCAATAACTACCAGGAGAAATACCGCTGGACCGGTAAAGACACCCAGAACCGTGCCGTGCAGCTGCGCATATACCAGCGCACCAGCACCCCCCAGACCCTCACCGCCATCCGTGGCCTTATCGACATCAAGCTCCAGGTTCAGGGCAGCAGTGAACCGGCCTACGCGCCTATCGTCAAGACGTCGCTTATGTTCACGCTGGTGGACGCTCCGGACCTTGCGACGGCAGGCGAAAAAAGCGGCAACTGGCAGGAGTTCTACACCCCTGACAGCACCCTCTATTTGGTGGTGCTTTACCGCAACGGCCTGCTTACCTGGCGCGGCTACATCACCCCCGACAGCTGGCGCGAGAGCCTGGCATACCGCGGCGCGATAACCATCACCGCGCGCGACAACCTGGGCCACCTCCAGGACATCCCCTTTGACGGCGCCGGCAACAACGACGGCCTTATCCAGGTCAGCCAGCTTGTCACCGACGCGCTGGACGTCATCGACTTCCCGATGCAGCTGGACAACAGCTACAACACCGGCGACGCGCAGACGCTGCGCGACAGCCACGGCCTGCTTATTGACGGCTATGTGGCCGTTTCGGAGCTCCAGGAGGACAGCTGGTACGACGCCCTGGAAAAGGTGCTCATCGCCACCGGCTACTCCCTGCGCTACGTCGGCGGTGCCACCGAGAAGCTGGCACCTATCCGCAACATCCCGCTGGGCTCATATAGCAGCAGGGCCAACGCCCTGGGCCAGGCGCGCGTCGTGGAGTTCTACGGCGGCGACCGTGAGCTGGATCCCGCCGTGCGGCAGATCACCGAAAAGGTGGACTTTGGGGCAGAGATGGAGATTGACCTGGACCCCCGCTTCAAAAATGCCTATACCGGCGGTTATAACCAGACATATAGCGGCACATACATACAGCCCTCCCTTATCCCTACCAGCTTCAACGGACGCAGCTGGAAACACACCAACCCCGACTATGCCACCAAAGGCGGCTGGGCGGAAACGCGCGGCCACCTGAACCTTACGCAGTGCGTACCCGATGCCTCACTTGAGGCCATAGACGCCGGCCTCACTTCAGAGATGGGAATATACCTGGCCGCCTCTCAGGCTTCGGACGGATCCATCACCCCCGTGCCAACTTTCCGCACGAAGGCCAACAGCACCGACGTGACGCTGCGCCTGGAATTCGCCAGCTCAGTCTACCTTAAAAATGCGGCCATACCCTTCTCGCTCTGCCCGTTTATCGGATGGATCTCAGCTATAAAGCTCTGCTTCACATACACAACGCCGGGCGGCCAGGTCTACAGCTGCAAATTCGCCGACGGTAAAGGCTCCTGGGCCTACGGCCCCTGGTATTCGCCGGCATCCTTCAAGCTGGCCGAAGAATATGCCACCAGCTTCGCCGTGGATATACCCCTGCCACCGCTTCCCACCGGCGTGGAGACCGGAGGCTGGCTTGACATCGAGTTCTACAACATCGAACACGTCGGCCTGGCCCCCACAATTTACGGCCTCTTTGCCCGCCTGACCGGCATCAAGGCCACCCTTAACGCCAAGAGCGTCCTCAAGAGCGACAACGTCACCACGGTGAACAACACTGCGTATAACGTGAAGCTGGAGCGTAAGCCCGAATTTGGGGCTATGAGCGCCCAGGTGCCTTGGATAAACCCCGCAAACTATCCCAATGCCTTCTGGGCATACAACGGCACCGACGTCGAGCCTTTGGATTATGCCGCCTACCTTAACGGCTACGCCAGCACCACCGCCATACCTCTGCCCGCGCAGATCCACAAGCAGATGCTCTGCTACTGCTACACTCCCCTGGAGGTGCTGGGCGGCAACTGCGGCACGGTGAACAAGGCCCAGCTGCTCAACTTCGGCCAGCTGGCCACCTACAAGGGCAAGGACTATATCATCCAGGGCGGCACCCTTGACGTGCTGCAGAACCGGATCAGCGGCGTAGTGCTGCACGAATTCGCCTGGTACGCCGATATGTGGGATGAGAACAACAACCCCAGCTACAGCGGCACCCCGAAATATGAGACCGACAGCACCCTAAACGGGGCCAACGGCAACAGCGCCATCGCCAGCTCTCCTGGCGGCGGAGGAGGTGGCGGTGGCGGCACGGTGACAAGCGTAGGCCTGGCAGCTCCCACCGGCCTGCAGGTCACCGGCTCTCCGATAACCACCAGCGGCACCATCCAGCTCTCTCTGGCCAGTGGCTACGAGATCCCGCTGACCGCCGACGTGAACGAGGGCAAGACGGCCTTCGGCTGGGGCGACCACGCCGATGCCGGCTATTTGAAGACTGCAGCGGACATAGCTGCCGCCCTGGGTTACGTCCCCGCCAACGGCAGCGCCGAAAGCCTGCAACGGCCCAGGCTCCAGATTGCCAGCGGCTGGGAGAATAGGCGCAATCCAACCGTTATGACCCCGGTCCTCCAGGTATCACACCCGCTGCTCGATGCCAACATAAATGCCGAGGCGGTGCTTATGATATGGCGCAAAAGAAGGTGCCGCAGCCTGGAAGAAGACCCCGTGGGATTTAAGATAAAGCCGCACCGCCGCGCCGCCTGGGGTGAGGCAAGGGGCGCAAGCGCAACGGCCACGGCCCTGACCTTCGGTAAAAGTGTGGCTCTTGATACGCTGCGCCTGCGCATCATAAACAACTACGTCTGCGTCTACGGTTCGGCCCTGCCGACGTCTATGACGCTGGCGCAGTTTTACGCCTTGACCAGCGCAGATACGCCCCGCTTCGGGCGCATCGCCAACTACACGGGCACGGACACCGACTACAAGTCACGCACCAAGGGGCGCGAGCTTTTCGGCATCGCCATACGCATCCCCAACCCCGCCTTCGCCGCGAAGGTCGTGAGGCCGCTTGCGGAAACGACGCGGGAGATCGACGGCGTCCCCCGCTATATATACACGGATATTGCGCCCCTGGTGGTGCAGATCACCGACAGCGCCATCACCGGGCGGGGCTATGATATTGGCTTCGACTGCGCTGGGCGCTTGAAATAAAAAAAGGGCGCAGCCTCTTGTGGAAGTCTGGCCCAGGGCCGTAGCCTCTTGTGGAAGTCAAGCCGGTGCGTCCGCCTCTTGTGGAAGTCAGCGCACCACAAAGATACGAAAAGAACGATAAAAACTAACATACAATGGCAAAAAAGAAGATACCCATCACCGCCGGCTTCGCCTGGCACGCCTTCGTCAAGATAGCGAAGGCGGAAAGCGGCAGCTCCGACTACGAAGACATCACGGACCCCGCTGACGTACCCAGCACTAACTGGGCGCTGGTATTCGTGGGCCCTGACTACATCCCCGCGCTGACCATACCCCTGGACTGGTCTACGATGACCGCCGAGGGCCTGGTGGCCATCAATCTCACGGCGGAACAAACGCTTGCCCTGGAAGGGCAGACGCTGCACCTGGAGGTGCGCAACGACGCCGGCACCAGCGACCTTATAACGCTGCCCGACGAGGTCTTCTACTTTGTACCCAACAATTTACACGACTGACGCTATGCCCACCGTTTACAAATACCGGCTGACCGTCCTCCACGAGGCTGACAGCTACGACGTCAACGCCGTCGACGTCCAGGACGAGAGCTACGAGCTCCAGATACTATTGGGCACCTACATCAAGGGCGACCCCGGCCCCCAGGGCAACGGCATCACCAACATAGTAACCAACGCTGACGGTACGCTGACGATCGTCCTGGAAGACGGCACCAGCTACACCACCCAGCCGCTGGTCGGTCCGCAAGGCCCCCAGGGACCGCAAGGCCCGCAGGGCCAGCAAGGTCCTCAAGGACTGCCTGGTCCCGAAGGCGCCCCTGGAGCCCAAGGTGCAACTGGCAACGGCATAGCCAGCGCCGTCCTCAATGCAGACTACACGCTGACGCTGACATTTACCGACGGAACAACCTACACGACGCCAAGCATACGAGGAGCGCAGGGTCCGCAAGGTGCAACGGGCGCTACCGGAGCCACCGGCCCCCAGGGTCCGGAAGGCCCACAAGGTCCAACCGGCCCGCAAGGTCCCGAAGGGCCGCAAGGCCCTACGGGTGCGACGGGTGCCACTGGTGCGACCGGCCCGCAAGGTCCTACCGGCCCCGCCGGCCCTGGCGTGCCTACGGGCGGAACAGCCGGCCAGGTGCTGTCGAAGGTAGACGGCACCGACTACAATACCGAGTGGCGGGGAGTTGACACCGTACCAACGGAGGACAGCGACAACCTCATAACCAGCGGTGGAGTGTATAATGTGTTAGGGGATATTGCAACCATTTTAGCAAGCATTTAGTATGAGCGCACAGACAGACATAGCAGCAGACCTTACCCGCATAATAGGCGCGAAGTCCGACCTCAAGACAAGCATAGAGGGCAAGGGCGTGACCGTACCTTCCGCTACGAAGATTGACGGTTACGCAGCTCTCGTTGACCAGATACAGCAGGGAGGCGGTGGTCACACAGGAACAGTAGATACAGTAGGCTTAACTGCTCTTGGCTGGGACTCCTACGACATCCAATGGCTGCAAGACCACGTTTGGTGGGATGCGGAGGACGACGCGGAGTGGGCTGTAACGGAGGCAAACAAAGCATTTGGTCCCAACGGAGCGACACCGCTGACGTGGAATACCCGAAGCCGCATCCAATACAATCCAGATTGTAGGTATCTGCCGAAGCTGACATTGCCGAACAACATCAACTCAATGTACTCTGTATTCACCAGATATGTTCATCTGGTGGCAATCCCTACTCACGGATGGGACTTGTCGGCTGTCACTCGCTATGACCAAGCCTTCCGTATGTGTTATAATCTTCGCTCTATTGGGGATACAAGTTACTTTGTCACAGCCAATACTACAAAAGTGGAAATGATGTTTGACTCATCCCCGGAGTTCTTTGCCATTGATGTGTCGCATTGGAACACAAGTAATGTGACAACTTTCCAAAGCACATTTGCTGGGACGGCAATCGAAAGTATTGATATGTCGGGTTTCTCTTTAGCGAAAGTGACCACTATGGCCACAATGTTCAATACTTGTCGCTATCTAACATCCGTGAAGTTCCCGACAAATGCAAGCGCCCCCTTATTGACCGTTATGCCGAGTTTCGCCAGCTGTCCATCTCTCAAAGAATTGACGATATCATTGACAGCGGCGACTTTGACTAATAGCCAAAGTGTCATATACTATTGCAGCGGCATTAAGAGATTCAAGTTGTCTCTTGCGTCAACCTCCGTAACTTCCTTTACTCAACTTGCGGCTGGATGCGGTCAGTTATTGGAATTAGACCTTACCGATATAGACACTACAAGCTGCGCCCAAGCAGGTCTTGGTAACTCCGTGGGGCAATCTCCGTTTGGTGCTACATTTGGTTTAACCACCATCAAGCTGGGTGCAAATTTCTTCAAGGGCTCGTTTACTACTCTATATGTTACAGAGTCTAACTCTTGGACCCGCGACTCTATCTACGAGAGCCTATACACCAACCAGACCACAAGGGATAGCAACTCAAACGCCGTGACCGTCAAGCTGGCCACCCAAGCCTATGATAGGCTATCCGCGCAGGACATATCCGATATAGCAACGAAAAACATCACCTTAACGAGAGGATAAACTATGACCATCAATTACTACACCAACCACAAGGAGATACGACCTGACGAGGGCAAGGTGCTTTTTGACGGCAAGGACTACACCACCGCAGTATCTATGCCGCTGACAGCCGACCACACCGTATGGCACGATGCGGATGCACCTGACCCCGAAGAAATCGAAGAAATAACCGACACCGAAGCGTTGCATATAATTACAGGCAAAGATGAATAGAGCAGAAGCACTACACTACCGCAGGAGCATCGAGGATGCTGCGGCACTCCAGAGCGACGAGAAGGCGCTGGAGAATATCTACTTATACCCCAAGTGGGCGGACAGGCTCAACAAGGAAAATCCACAACAGTATGGGGAGGATATTCTTGTAGGCGAAAGATTGCAAGATGACGACAAGCTGTGGAAGTGCATCACGGCTCACAAGGCTCTCGCCAACTGGAAGCCCAAAGACTCGCCATCCCTCTTTGTCGAAGTTTCGGCAGACGAGTGGCCGGAAATCCCAGAGAATATCCCGTCAACTGCCCCTTGGATGAAAGGAGATAAAGGGGCTTGGAAAGCCGAGCGTTACATCTGCGCAATGGATAACTGCGTTTGGAACCCGGACCAATACCCGGCAGCTTGGATAAAACAATAACAAAAAACACAATAAAATGGACTGGAACACCTTAATTATGACCTTGCTGGGCGGCACCTCTATAATTGGCCTCGTCCAGGCGGTTCGCTACCGCAAAGAAAACAAGCGCCTCAAGGAGAACGAGGTGAAGCTCTCCAACATCGACGCCCAGAAGCAGGAGATCGACCTGGCCGAAATGTATAAGGACAAGGTCGTGGAGCTTGCCGAGCTTATGGAGCAAGTCAGCAAGAAGCAGGACAGCGGCAACGACAACCAGGCCCGGATCCTCCAGAAGCTGGACACCCTTGACGAAAGGATGGACAAGGTGGAGGGCAAGGTCAGCGACATCGTGACCTACCTGAACGGTGACTTCCAGGACTACCTCCAGCGCCAGCACCAGCCGAAACCCCGCAAACCCAAAACCCCGAAACCCAAAACCAAAGACAATGGAAACGCTGCGTAAATTCTTCTGCTTTTTCTGCGCCGCCGTGGCCCTTTTCGCCGCGATAGGCTGCACCGCCTACCTCTTTTATTTCGGCAAGCCTTTGTTTGCCGTTGCCTGCATCTGCCTGGCGGCTATGGCTGCGCCCTTCGTCTACACCTGCGTAAAAGAGCTGCTGAAATGATACTGCACATCCAACGCTTCGCAAAGAGAGCCGCCTACACTATCGGGCGGCTCTACATCGACGGCGTCTATTTCTGCGATACCCTTGAGGACACCGACCGTGGACTGAAGCAGTCTATGCCCCTCTGGGAGATAGAGCAGAAGAAGGTCTACGGGCAGACAGCCATCCCCACCGGCATCTATGACGTACTGCTGAGCTATTCGCCGAAATTCGCCAGCCGTCCCTGGGCCACGAAATACCGCGGGATGCTGCCCCTGATTAACGGCATCCCCGGCTTCAGCCGCGTTTTTCTGCACGTCGGGAACACCGCGGCCGACACGGAGGGCTGCCCCCTTTTGGGCAAGAACACCGTGGTGGGCAAAGTCACCCAGAGCACCGTCACCTTCCAGGAATTTATGGACCGCCACATAATGCGCGCCCTGACCCGGAAAGACAAGATACGCATCAAGATCACGAGGACCTATGGATAGCGAACAAAAGGCCATTTTGGCGGGACTTATAGCCGCGCTGGTATGTTTCCTTGCCGGCGGATGGTTCGGCCTTGAAATGGGCCGAAAACGGGCCGAAAACAAGCCCCCGAAAATAGAGGTGCGCGTCGACACCGTGACCATCACCCAGGTGCGCGTCGACACCGTGGAAAAGGTGCGCACAATAACGGCCTATCTCCCCGTGGTGCCGGATGACGACGAACCGATGGACACCATTGACAACCCCTACGACAACCCGCCCGACAGCGTGGCCGTGGAAATCCCGATCAGCCGATATGTGGCAGAGCAGGACAGCCTCTACCGCGTGGTGGCCGAGGGCTACGCCGTCGACTTCAAGGAAATAACGGTCTACCCCAAAACGGTAACAATTTGTCACCAGTTGGAAGTGCCAAAACCTACGCGCTGGGGTATAGGTATCCAGGCGGGGTATGGTGCCACTCTCAACCATAACACTGTGCAGCTCTCACCCTATATTGGTGTCGGTATATCATATAATATCGTATCCTGGTAAGTCAGGAGTTTTTTCATAGTTCTCATTAGGCGGCGGCGGCGGTGATGTTCCCGCCGTTTATTAATTTTTTTTGAAAATGTTTGCAAAATCAAAAAATAATATTACCTTTGCATCAACAAACAACAACAAACACAAAACACACACGATTATGAAAACACTCTACACCGACAACTCAGCGCTCATCGAACTCTTAACCAACAACGGTATCAGCATTATCTGCAATGAACAGATGGAGATGACCATATCCGACGAGGATGCAGAGCGCATCCCTACAATGATTGAGGAACTGGCCCCGGCGGCAATTAGCGATTACACCATCGAATAAGGGAGATACACGATTATGGCACGCGGGGGACAGCGCAAGGGCGCAGGCCGCAAGGCCATCGGAGGAGAGTGCCGCACGGCGACGCTCTCCATTCGCGTGAGCGAGCAGACGCGGGAGGCTGCAAGGCAGCTCCGGTCCCAGGGCATCGACCTGGGTGCCGAGTTGTCCGAACTTATCGGACGACTTACTAAAAAATAACTACCTTTGCACGGGTGCACCATAGGACCCGTGTGTGTTTGAGGGGCGCGGCCAAAACAGCGGCTGCACCCCTCATTTTTTACCAGATTGTCGGACCGTTGACAAAAGAGGGCACCCCCGAAAGGGCACCCTCCTTGATTATCAGCGTTTTCTCCATCATTCGCCGTGACCCGCTTGGGAGCAGGAGCGCCTGAAAGGGCCACCACGGCCACATCTTATTGGCGTCAATAAAATGGTGGAAAATGCAATGCCTGCGCCCTCTCTTAATATACTCCCACCTTTGCAAACCCTTTCAATCCTTTTCACCGGCTTTCACGTCCGTTGACGGCGCGGTGACGTTGACGGGCTCCAGGAGCTCCACCGTCTGGCGTCGCAGCTCGTCGTCAATATCGCGGTACCGTGCGAAGGCCCTGGACCCTTCGGCGTGGCCGGACAAGCTGCCCACCAGCGCCGGATCCTTCACCTGGCGGTAGAGGTTGCCGACAAAGGTACGCCGTGCCAGGTGGCTGCTTGCCACGTCGCACAGCGGCCGCTTCTCCTCTTTTCTGGTCACCGGATTGAGGACGGCCACCGGCCTGGTAAGCTCTGCGCGCTCGAAGATCTCGCGGATGGCGTAGTTGTACTGGCGTATATCTTTCACCGGCAGCAGGCGGTCGCCGAAAAGGCCGGCATACCTTGCCACGATCTCGCGGGCCGTGGCCGTCAGCGGGACGCGCACCACCACGGGGTGGCCCTCCGAACTTTTGCGCGGTATGTAGGTGAGCACCCCGTCCACCACGTCGTCCTTCTTGAAGCGTGCCAGGTCGCCGTAGCGGCACCCCGTCAGGCACTGGAAGATGAAGACGTCCCGCTGCACCGCCAGCCGCGGTATACGGTCCAGATCCAGCGCATAGAGGGCGTCGCGCTCCTCGATGGTAAGGTAGAAGGGCGTGCCGTAGACGGCGGTGCCTATCTTGAAGCCCACGAAGGGGTCGTTTTTTGTCAGTCCGCGCTCCAGGCACCAGCGCCAGAAGGCCCGCACGATCTTCAGGCAGTCCGTGGCGTAGTTGCGGCTGCGCGCCTCGCGGTCCGGCTCCGCCAGTATGAAGGCCCTGAAGGCGTCAAGGTCGTCGGCCGTCAGCCCGTCCAGGGTGACCGGTGCCTTGCGATGACCCTGCCACCGCTTCAGCGTATCGCGCACCGTGGCGTAGTGCTTGCGCCGGCCCTGGCTGACATCGCGGCTGGCGTCGAAGGCATCCCAAGCATCGAAAAAGGCGGCGGGCTCCAACTGGTAACGATTTGTCACCACTTGCTGCAGGGCGTCGCGCGTCACCGTCGCCGGATCCGCCGCGGCGAACCAGTCCAGCAGGCGCGTGCGCATATCCTCCAGCTGGGCGCGCAGCTCCAGGAGCTCGCGCTGGCGAAGGCCCCCCAGGCGGGGCACGATGACGGACCCGTCACGGAAGCTGGCCGGCTCGACCCAAAGGCCGGAGCGCAGACGGTGGACGTGGTCGCGGCCGCCGGTGAAGCGCAGCAGCACCTCCGACTTCCCGCGCTGATCCACGCGGTCCGATAGGTAGAAATTGACGGTGGCCATAGTTACAAACCGAACATCCAGCCGCGGCCGGTGAGGAGCCAGTCAGCCCCGACGTTGTACTTTTCAACCAGGACGGTCAGCCACTCCGGCTTCAGGATCCGGCGGCTGTGGTCAGCTGCCTGCTTTGCGAAATTGCGGCGGTCGCAGCCTATCTCGCGGCAGAGCTGCGACTGACTGACGGCACCCAGACCAACAAGGTGGTCGTATGCCTCGAAAAAGCGGTCGGTGGGGGTTTCGGTGGTCATCGCAGTATGTTGTCAAATGCTTTTTTTACTTCATCCAGAGCGTCGAAAACCTCCAGGGTGCGGTCGATATGCTCAAGGTTGGAATAGGCCACCTTTTTGCCGTCCGGAGAGAAATAAAACACGCTCTCGTCCTCGGATGCGCCCTCCCTCGTATATCTGCACTCAACGGCGATGCAATCCTTTGGGTTCCGGACAAAGGCGCTGTCGCGGGCACTTTTCGGCCAACTCAACGGTGCGACTGGATCCGAATTGGCGGCGACGTCATAGGCCGCAAGCGTGGCCACCTGGACGGTAAGGGCGTCACCCTTTGCACTGGCTTCTTCAATATCTGCCAGCCTGCTCTCGAAGTCAGCCTTCTGCGCCGCATAGAAGTCAAGGGCGCGCTGGAGCTCCGGCAGTGGATTGACGGCGCTGTCACGCCTGACGACCTCCGTCACCTTATGGGGCGCGAATTGTGGCCGCAGGGCGTCCAGATATGCCTCAATTTTGGCGCTTTCGGTGTTGCTGGTACAAGATACCAGCGCGACAATAAATGCCGCAAAAATGGTTCTTTTCATAGTCTTACTGGTGTGATATTGTTTCAATAATGCCAAGCAGGCGGTCTATTTGCGCCTGGCTTTTTTCTGTGATTTTACGCTGGGCGGCGAGCTCATCCAGGAAGCGCGCCGTCTGTCCCGTGGTATGGTTGTTATTTCCGGCCACGGCCTCCGAATTTGCGCCATTGGCAATAGCCACGGGCGCCTCGCCATAAAATACCGACATCGGGATGCCGGTGGCCTTCGATATACTCTCCACCAGAGAGGTCCGGACGTCGTCTTTTGATAATAGCTGTGACAAATTCTGCACGGTGGTATTAAGAAGATCCGCCACCTGCTGCTGCGTAAATTTATTTTTTCGCAAAATTTCTTTGATAGTTAAACCTTTCATAGTAAGTCATTAAAGCGCACGATTGAAAAAATACTTGAAAATTTTTCAATCAGATGCTTGATTTTTCAATTATTCGATTTATATTTGCAGAAACAAACGGAAGATTTACCAAAAGTAAACAAATAATTTTTAACCACAAATTAGACACACACGCGCTATGGCAAACACCGACATCGACATCCAGATCAAGCAGATGGAAGAATTGAGCGACAAACTCTACCAGCTGGGCAAGCAGATGTGCTACGAAAACGTCACCGGCTCCCTGCCCTATATTGCAGGCTCCCAGCTGCGCTCCCTTTCCGACATTATCGACAGCCTTACCGAAGGGCTGAACGAAGAACTGATACGCAAAGAGCACAACGCATAACCCCTATGGAACACATCAACAAAGTACAGCTGCGCGGCAGGATAGGCTACCTGCGCCTGCGCCAGATAAACGACACCACGGTGGCCAACTTCAGCGTCGCCGTGTCCGAAACCTTCAAGAAGCGCGACGGCTCCACCGTCACCACCACCCAGTACGTCAACTGCGCCGCCTGGGAGAGCCTGGACCGACCGATCCACAGCCTCCAGCAGGGCTGCGACGTAGAGGTCAACGGCCGCATCGTCAACCGCAGGTACACCGACCGCGACGGCGTGGAGCGCAGCATCACTGAGGTAAAGGCCGACAACGTCAAGGTCCTGGGCTACCCCGAACCGGCGGCACCGGCAACCCCCGGCGATATGCCTGACGACATAGCATTTTAGCCAATAGGGGCGGCCTCCACCTTATCCGTTAAACAACAGCAACAAAAACCCCGGTGGCAATAAGCTGATACGGTCGCCCCTTTAAACAAATACCAAGGCCCTGGGAAGCCCAACCTGGCAGGGAAACCAGCCCAGCCCCGCCTGCGGGTGACACCGCGACTGGGCACCAAGACAAACCAAAACAACACACACAATGAAAGCACACACACGAAACACCCGCGAAGCCCTGCTGATAGCAGCCGGCGCACTTTTCTTCCCCCTGCTCTGCATAGAGTGCTGGTGGATTAACCTTCTGGCCATCGTCCTCCTGGGCGGTGCCGCCTTGTTGAACCCCGAATATACCAGGTAAGATGACCGACCCGACACTACGCAAGCAGCAGATCGCCGAGGCCGCCCATAGGATGGCGGCCCTGGGCCTGAGCAACCTGGCCGCCGATGACCTCCGGCGTGACGTCCTCTGGGTATCTACCCCCGTGCAGCTCTTCGACATTATGGCCGGCGCAGCCGCCCCCCTGAGCGTCCGGGATGCCGGCATCGTGGAGGCCGCGCGCACCTGGCTGTACGGCATCGACGTGGACGCCCTGCCCTACCACGCCATCGTGGCCAGCGGCGAAATGAGCGACGGCAGCGTGCAGAGCTTCTGCCAGCTGCTGTTCGTGGGCAGCGATCACCTGGAGTGGGCATACGAGCGCCCGCTGCGCCAGAAGGCCGACGGCCCCGGCAGCGTCTTCCACATCTATTGCGCCATCTACAACGCAACACACCCCGATAACTCCGAACTGGGCCTCATATCCGTGCTCTCACTTGCCGGCGGCCTGGTACGTCTCAAATAATACGAAACTATGACAACAACCGCAACAACCATCACCACCAAGGCCTTTTTGAAGGGCCTGCGTGAGCTCCGCGTCAAGGACGTGGAGAGCGTCCGCGCCGCGATTATGGAGGCGCTGGGCGTGAACAACCCGGTGAGCTTCCGCAACTACGCCCGCGGCCGCAACCGCCTGGACGTGGAGAAGGCGGCGGCCATCGCCGCCATCTTCGGCCGCTACGGCGTCCGCGAACCCTGGGGCAATTAGAACATTATCACCGCAAAATTATGGATATAAGGATTGACAAAATGACCCTGCACAACTTCAAGGGGGTGCGCGACCTGACGGTCGACCTTGGAGGACGCAACGCAGAGATCGCCGGCCGCAACGGTGCCGGCAAGAGCACCATCTTCGACGCCTTCACCTGGCTGCTTTTCGGCAAGGACCACCGCGGTCAGGACTGGACCAACTTCGACATCAAGCCGATAGATCCGGACACCGGCGAACCCTTCCACCGCCTGGACCACTGGGTGGAGGCGCAGCTGGCCATCGACGGCAGCGCCAAGACCCTGCGCCGCGAGATCCGCGAAGACTGGGTCAAGCCCCGCGGCCAGGCCGAGGAGGTCCTGAGGGGCCACACCCAGACCTTCAGCATCGACGGCATCCCCTGCAGCACCAAGCGCGACTATGACACCGCCGTGGCCCAGTGGATCGGCGAGGACATCTTCAAGATAGTGACCAACCCCCTCTTCCTGATTGACGACCGCTACACCAACTGGCAGGCGCGCCGCAAGGTGCTGCTGGCCCTTGCAGGCGACGTGGATATGACGGCCATACACGACAAATTCGCCGAGGTGGTGGCCGCCGCCAACGGCACGCCGCTGGAGGTTTTCCGCAAGAAGATCGCCGCCGACAAGAAGGCCTGCAAGACTGACCTTGCCACGGCCAACGCCAACGTCAAAGCCTGGTACAAGGCGCTGCCCGAAGTGGTGGACGCCGGCAGCGCGCGTGCCGAGAAGGCCGCCCTGGAAGCCGAGACCGAAAAGAAGGTGGACGCCGTGAAGGCTGAGATCGCCGACATCGACGCGGCCGTGCTCAACGCCAACGAAGCCGTCGGCAAGGTCCGCACCCAGATAAATAAGTTGACCGCACAGGTCATCGAGCTGGACCAGGAGCAGGAGGACCTGGTAAAACGCGCATACCGCGCCGCGCGTGACCTCTACAACGAGGAGCTGGAGGCGTGGAACAAGCAGCAGAACCAGATATCCGCGGCGCAGCGCGTGGCCCTCGATGAAAAGAACGACGCCGCCGTCTGCGCGGCGGTCATCGTTGGACTGAAGACCGAGATCCAAAACCTGGGCCAGCAGTACGCCGCCGAGCGCGACGCCGCCTTCAACCAACCGGACCGCTGCCCTGAGTGCGGCCAGATGCTGCCCGCCGAATACCTGGAAAAGGAGCGCGGCACCTTCGAGGAGCGCCGCCGCCGGCGGATGGAAGAGCTCCGGCAGAAGGGCGCGGCCATCAAGGCCAAGATCATCGAAAAGCAAACCGAAATGGAGCAGCACAACGCCACCGCGGCCGCTGCAGAACAGCAGCTGGAAGGTTTGCAAAATGCGCCCATTTCCCGCCCCGTGGAGCCCAAATACGACGCCATCCGTACATCCACCCAGTCCAGCTCCAAATACGCCGAAATAGCGGCCAAAATCAAGGCACTGGAGGCCGAGCGTGACAAGCTCGCCGAAAGCAACCCCGCCGACCTTGAGGACAGCGTGGCCAAGCGTGCCGAGAAGGATGCCGAAATAGCAAGGATCCGCAAGGAACTGGCCGCCGCCGTGGAACCCCTGATGGAAGCCATCGCCGCCGAAAAGGAGCGCAAGCGCCTGGAGGGTATGATTGAGGAGGAAAAGAACCGCGCCCTGAAGCTGGCCGACGAGCTGGCCCGCCTGGAGCGCCTGGAATTCGACGCCGCCGAATATGCCAAGGCCCAGATCGACGCGCAGACGGACGCCGTCAACCGCCTCTTCACCGTGGCCCGCTGGAGGATGTTCGACTTCACCCTTGACGGCGGTGCCGTGGAGACCTGCGAGGCTATGAGCCTGGACGGCGTGCCCTACCGCAGTATGAACGACGCCAAGCGCGTACAGATAGGTATGGACGTCATCGCCACTGTGGGCACCCGCTACAGCGTCACCGCCCCGATATTCATCGACAACGCCGAAAGCGTCCTCCAGGACAAATTCGCCACGCGCGCCCAGGTGGTGCGCCTGGTGGTGGCAGATCAGGACCTGACAATCAACCAACAATAACACACACGCCCTATGAAAACAAAGAACTGCATCAAGTGGGTCGACAGCCGCGACAAGGGGTATATAATCCTGCTGGTGCTCTGGCTATTCAGGCACGCGGAACGTTTCGGCCTCAAGCCCCGCAACCGTAAGGAGATTCTGGCCTTTTTCAACAGCGACAGCTACAGCCTTGACGGCAGCGCGAACCTTATCGTGGCCGATCCTATGCCAAAGCGGTCAATCTACGACGGCCTGCTGGCAGAGCGCCAGCGCCGCGACCGCGAGAGGGATGCCGCAGGGACACCCGAACCCACCCAGGAGGAGCGCGCCCAGATGGACGCCCTGCTGGCCAAATTCCCAAACCTTATACAGCGCAGGCAAAGCGCTCCCACACTCTTCAACTATTAACCTATGACCCTCCTCGATATGGCACGGGCCTACCCCGAAATGAGCGTCACCGTGCGGCTGGCCGACCTGAAGGCCGCCGCACTGGAGCTGGCGCAGCAGATCCGCCGCGACGCCGAAGCTGACCAGCGCCGCCGCGAGCGCGACTACGGCAGCCCCCTGGTCCTCCAGGACAAGGTGGCCGCGGATCTTGGCGTAAGCAACACCACCCTCTGGCGCTGGGGCAAGTCAGGCGACCTGCACCCCGTCAAGATAGGCGGCAAGGTATACTACCGGCAGGCCGAGATCGAGGCCATCGTGGAGGCTCACACCGAAAAAGAAATGACACACTAACAACTTACAATTTATCACTATGGCAAACACCGACAAAAACGCCGTTGCAACGGCAAACCAGGGCGGCGCAGTGGCCGCGACCGACTTCATCACTTACAAAAATCAACTTACCACCAGCGTCCTCAATAGGATCGGCCAGCTGGCCAAGGGCGGCATCACCGTGCCCCCCGGCTACAAGGCCGACAACCAGATATACCTGGCATTTTTGAAGCTCAGCTCTATGGAGACGCGCGACCACCGTCCGCTGCTTTCCGCGGTGACACCCCAGAGCGTGGCCAACGCTATGCTGACAATGTGCATCCAGGGCCTGAGCCTGGAAAAGAACCAGGTGGCCTTCATCCAGTACGGCAACGAGGTACAGTACCAGATCCAGTACCAGGGACGCATCGCCCTGGCCAAGCGCTACGGCGCGGGCGACCCCCAGGCGCAGGTCATCTACGAGGGTGACGACTTCGAGTACGAGATCAACCCCGACACCGGCAAGAAGCGCATCGTGAAGCACCTCCAGAAGCTGGAGAACATCGACAAGTCGAAGATCGTGGGCGCGTGGTGCCTGATACCCTACGCCGACGGCAAGCAGGATCCGAAGGTCGAGGTTATGACGATGGCCGAAATCAAGCAGAGCTGGCTGCAGGGTGCCACCAAAGGCGAGAGCCCTGCGCACCGCAACTTCCCCGCTGAAATGTGCAAGAAGACGGTTATCAGCAAGGCCTGCAAGCTCTTTATCAGCGGCAGCGACGACACCGGTATATACGACCAGACCGACGCCCCCGAATACCAGGAGACCGTGGTGGTCGACAATAAGGCAAACGCCGCGGAGGCCACCTTCACCGAACTACCCAAGGCACCGGAGGCCGAGGCCGTGAAGGCTGCCGAAGCCGTCAACACTGACACCGGCGAAGCCATCGACATACAGCCGGAGCCGGCACCCGCAAGGCGTCCCGTACCCCAGCCCGTGAAGGATCCGGGCGATATGCCTGACGAATTCACCCTTTAAGCGTAGCCGCTATGCAGCTGAAAGTCATCGCCAGCGGCAGCTCCGGCAACTGCTACATCCTCGAAGGCCGCACCACCGCGCTCATACTGGAGTGCGGGGTGTCTCCTGAGAGGCTTATGCGGTCCACCAGCTGTCCTATTTCACGCATCGCCGGCTGCCTGGTGAGCCACGAACACAGCGACCACGCCGCCTACGTCGGGCGCTTTGCCAACCTGGGGCTGGACGTCTACGCCAGCGCCGGGACCCTGCAGGCCCTGGGCAAGGACGGCGACGCCAATATGCACGCCCTGCTGCCTATGGTCAGCGCCCGCGTGGGTGAATTCACCGTGCGCCCCTTCCCGCTGCACCACGACGCCGCCGAGCCTTTCGGCTATATGGTGGAGCACGAAGATATGGGCCGGTTACTTTTTGTGACCGACACCCGCCAGGTGGACTACACCTTCAGGACCTACAACCTGAACCACATCCTGGTGGAGGCCAACTACAGCGGCGAGATCCTGGACGGCCACATCCTCTGCGGCGACATCGACGGACACCGCGCCCGCCGGATCGAGGCGACGCACCTGAGCCTGCAGGCCGCCGTGGAGCTGGTGAAGGCCAACCAGACGCCCGCCCTTTTGAACGTGGTGCTGCTGCACCTCTCCAGCGGCAACAGCGACGCCAAGCGCTTCCAGCAGGAAATGCGCAGCGCCCTGCTTGTGGACGCCGAGGTGGAGGTGGCAGCTCCCGGCCTTACGATTAACCTTGACAAAGAGTATTTTTTGACGATATGACCGACTATTTACCGCACGATATTGACGCCCGCGACGACGAAAAGATGCAGGAGCTCCAGATGGACCTCAAGGGCCAGGGCTACGGCCTTTTCTGGGCCCTCCTGGAACTACTATGGAAAAACGAGGGGCGCCTTGAATACAAGCCCGCACGGCTGGCCTACAACATCCGCTGGTGCACCGCTGAAGAGGTCCAGCAGGTAGTGGAGAACTACGGCCTCTTCACCGTCCAGGACGGCTACTTCTGGAGCGAGAGCCTGCTTCGGAGGATGGAGGCCAGAAACGCCAAGGGGATTGAAAGGACCGAGCAGGCCAGACGAGCCGGCAAGGCTTCGGCAAGAGCCCGCGGCGTAGCCCACGATGAACAAGAAGGCCCCGACAATTCAACGGCAGTTCAACAGCAGTTCAACGCCGGTTCAACAGCAGTTCAACAAAATCCAACTAACAACACAACACAACACAACACTACACAACATCTCTCTCTCTCTGAAGGCGCGCCCGCGCGCGCGAGAGAGGGCGAGGATAGAGAGAGAGACTTGATTTTTTTGAGATTTTTCTTCAAGAACTTCAAAGACCCAGCTGGAGAGATGGAGCGCTACTGGGACAACTACGCCGGCCAGGGCTGGAAAACCAGCAAGGGCGCGGCAATAGAGGACAAGGTGGCCTACTGCTCCGGCTGGAAGCCCCTGGACCCCTCACCGCGTTTCGGTAAAAACGCCCTGACCTGGTACGAGAAATTCTACAACGATGCCGCACCGGACTTCAAGGACCCCCTCAAGCTGCTGACCGACCTGACCGAAATAGTGCCCAACGGTGGCGAGACCGTCCTCCGGTACTCCACCAAAAGCACCGGCCAGAAGGTCGCAAACTGGCTGATTAGTCACGGCGGCTATGCGGCGGTCGCTGTCCAGGTCGCCACGAAGAAACAACCCACCCCCAACCCCCTCCCTTAAAAAACCATACACAATGAGCAAAGACAACCATATCTGCGGCCACTGCAAACACTACGACGACGAGCGCGCCTGGTGCCGCCAATACAAGGAGAGCGCGCCCTACTTCCAGATCAAGACCTGCTACGAGGATAACCAGCCCGAAGCCCAGGAGCCCACGAAGACCTGCAAGATATGCGGGCGCACTCTTCCCCTTGACCAGTTTCCGAAACACCCCCGCACAGCCGACGGCCACTCTACGATCTGCCGCGAGTGCTACAAGACAAAGAACGCCGACAGCCTGCGCAAGGCCGCCGAGAACAGCGCCGCTGCCCGCAAGGGTAACAAGCGCGGACCCTACAAGCCCAGGGTCGTCGAAACGAAGCCGGCCCCCGTGGCAGAGACGAAGCCGGTGCCCGTGGCCGAAACGAAGCCGGTGCCGGTCCTGGGAATAAAGCCGGTGCCCGATACTTCAATTGAAATTCAGTCCCCTTCAGGTATCCGTCACGGACTGAGTTTTTGGTCCGACCGCCAGCTCTTTGACGAGCTTATAGCCCGCGGCTACCGGGGCAAGCTCACCCGCATCGTCGAACTATCAGCACCGGACGAGCAATGAAAGAGGACACCAGATGGTACGACCAGGCAAGGCTGCAGGCGGCTGGCGTCGACGATATGACCTTCGACTGCGGCCTCTGGTACTACCCCACACCGAAGGGTCGGATGGCCTGCCCTCCATACGTCCGCACCGCCGAGGACATCGAGGCATATTTCCGTGGATCCGATCGCGAATTCACCCTGAACGCCCGCCAGAAGGGTGCGAGGGTGTACAACCCCCAGGGCCACCCTCCCTACCGCCCGGTGGAGGCGCTGGACCCGATCACCGGCAAGGTGGTCGACACCTTCGACAGCATCAACGCCGCCGCCAGGGCGGTGCAATGCGCAGCCTGCACGATAACCAACGCCCTGCGCACCCACGGCATCGTCCGCGGCTGCCGCTGGCGCAGGGTCAAAACCGAATAGCCTATGACCAACAACCGCAACCCCCAGCTTTTCTCACTGGAAGACATCCAGGAAATCATCACCGGCAAGGTGACGAAGCGCAGCCGCCCCTCCCACCCGGAGAGCCGGCTCCAGTGCTCCTGCGTCCAGTGGTTCCGCCTGCAGCACGCCGACAAGCGCCTGCTGCTTTTCGCCGTGCCCAACGGCGGCTTCCGCATAGCGTCCGAAGCTGCGCGCCTCTACGCCGAGGGCGTGGTGCCCGGCGTGTCCGACCTTATCTACCTTGAACCCCGCGGCAACTACGGTGCCCTCTGCATCGAAATGAAGACCACCCTCACCGGATCCCGCCAGAGCGACTGCCAGAAGGAGTGGCAGAAGGCCGTCGAGGCCGTGGGTATCAGGTACGTCATTTGCCGCACCCTTGAAGAGTTCATCAAGGAGGTGGATGACTACCTGGCCCTGGAGCCTATGGTCCCCGCAGTCGGGGAGGTGGAGTTTTGAAAGGATGCCCGCCACGCTTGCAAAAGTGCCCCAAATTCCGCGCTTCGCCCCCTCACTGGTATAGTTACTCATTTGAAGGGAAAACAAGCCGAATTTGCCCCGCTTCTTGCGTTTTTACTGAAGTGTACCAGATACACCCAAACGGAAAAATATCATAACTTTGCAAAAAATAGCCACTTATGCCGAAAAACATCACCGAGAAGGACTACCTGCACCACACCACGCGGCAGCTCCAGAGGCTGGCCCAGGACCTGAAAGACACCGGCCTGACCATCGCCGAGCTGTCACGCCGCACCGGTATGAACTGGGACACCGTCTACAAGGCGCTGAACCGACGCCCCGTGCGCTTCGACAATGCCGAGCGCCTGCGCTACTTCTGCCAGCGCTGGCAGGAGGAGCACCCGCAATACACCACCGGCACCTACGCCATCACCGCCGAGCCGGGCGTACCGACGGGCGTGCCGAAGCCAGAACCGGCGCCCGAACAACCCAAACCCGCCACCCCCGCACGCGGCAAGGGCGGCAAATTCGTGAAAAAGGAGGAGGCGAAATGAAAAAGGTCATCACCATTATCCTCATAATCATTAGCACTTGCGGCATCTTATTCACGGCTTTGCGCGGCCAAACAAATGCCCTCATTTGTTTCTGCGTATCATTGCTGCTATCAGTCCGCAGTCTAGACCATCTCGACAATGAACAACCTTGATAGACCTAAACAAATGAAAAAAGAACGCACCACTATAGAGCTGCAACGCCTCAAGCTGAACGAAGGGCAGCTGGACTGGCTGCCCAGGAACCCGCGGCAATGGACCAAAGACGCCCTCAGCCTCATCGTCAAAAGCATCAAGGAGGATCCGGACTTCCTGGAGGACCGCCCCGCGCTGGTGGTGCCCCTGGACGGCACCGGCGACTTCGTGGTTTTTGCCGGCAACTTTCGCTGCGAGGGTGCCCGCGCCGCCAAGGTAGGCAAGGTGCCCTGCATCGTTTACGAGCCTGAATACGCCGACGACCGCCTCACCGTCATACGCCGCGCCATAAAGGACAACGGCCAGTACGGTGAGTGGGACCCCGACATCCTGGCCAATGAGTGGGACGATATGCCCCTGGCCGACTGGGGTATGCCCAGCTGGGTGACCGGGGACCGGGACGGCAGCGGCCTGAACCTCTCGACCAAGGGCCGCGAGGGTGAGGATGAAAACTACGACGCATTCGTGGATAAGTTCAAGCAGAAGCTGACCACTGACGACTGCTACACCCCGCCGGCAGTGTTCGACGCCGTGCGCGACTTTGTGGACCAGCATATCGTCCCGCTGAAGGGCAAGACCGTCGTGCGCCCCTTTGTGCCTGGTGGCGACTATGAGCACTACGACTACCCCGCCAACGGCATAGTCATAGACAACCCGCCCTTCTCCATCCTTTCCAAGATACTGCGCTTCTACCACGACAACAGCATCCCCTTCTTCCTTTTCGCTCCGTCGCTGACACTGTTCACGGCGGCAGACTGCGACCTTACCTACATCGTCACCAGCGCGGACGTCGAATACGAGAACGGCGCAGTCGTCAAGACGGGCTTTATCACCAACCTCGTGGACGACCTGCGCATCTGGCTGTGCCCCGAACTGACCGACGCCATTGAGGACGCGCAGGAAAAGGAGGACAAGACCAAGCGCGGCTTTGTCTATCCCGACAACATCGTGACCGCCGCCACGCTGGGCAAGATTGTGGAGCGTTCCGTGGAGCTCAAGATACCGAAGGTGGCCTGCGAGTATATCCACGACAGCGATAGCGCCAAAGAGCAGGGGCGCGGCCTCTACGGCGGTGGTTTTATTTTAGCCGAAAGGGCTGCCGCCGAAAGGGCTGCCGCCGAAAGGGCTGCCGCCGAAAGGGCTGCCGCCACCAAACTGAACCTATCCGACAGAGAGCGCGCCATAATTGCGCGTCTCGACGAACAATACCACTGACGCTATGCCACTGACCTCTGGAATATTCACCAGCCGCACCGATGAGTGGGCCACGCCGAGGGCCGTCTTTAGCGTCCTGGACGCAGAGTTCCACTTCGACCTTGACCCCTGCGCCACCGCGCAAAACGCCAAGTGTGCCCGTTATTTCACGAAGGAGCAAGATGGTCTCTCCCAAAATTGGGGGGGGTGCAGAGTATTTTGCAACCCGCCATACGGCAGGGCAATCGCCGACTGGGTGCGGAAATGCTCAGCAGAGGCAGCAAAGCCCGACACGCTGGTGGTTATGCTCATACCGGCAAGGACGGACACGGCATACTTCCACGACTACATCTACCGAAAAGCCAAAGAGGTGCGTTTTTTACGCGGGCGGCTGCACTTCAACGAGAGCAAGAACGCCGCACCTTTCCCCTCTATGATTGTAATCTTTTAAACTTCCACGACCGAGATATGATAGACACCATCCTCACCTGCTTCGCTATAACCTTTGGATCCTTCGCCCTTGCGCTGTTCATCTTCGGGATAGTCTCTGCCGCCAAGGGCTACCTTATCGGCGGGCGCGGCATCCCCGAAGCACCTCCGAAATGGAACTCCGACCAAGACATCCCCGAATAACCCCCACCACTATGTGCAAAGACCAACCGAGAGACGAGAAGACGGGCCGCTTCCAAAGTGGACCGCCAAATGCCACGGCCTTCAAGAAGGGCGACCCCAGGGCCGCCGACGCGGCGCGTAACGCCGCCCGCAGCCGCGTAGCGAACAAGCGCGGCCGCGACCTCCTGCGTGCCCTGCTGGAGATAGGCGTCAACGACCCAATCGTGCGCCAGAAACTGGTGGAGCAAGGCTTCTGCACCGAGGAGATCAGCCAGGAGCTTGCAATACACCAGCGCCAGATAGAGCGCGCCATCAAGACCGGCGACCCGCGCAGCTACACCGCCGTTATGAGGGCAGCGGGGTACGACACCCAGGATCTTAACATCGATATGGCGGTCAGCGGATCCGAAGATGCCGCCCCCGTCATAGTCTTCAGCAAAAAGGACTGACGCGATGCCCCGCGAGGTAGTGTTCGACCCCAAGTATGAGCCGCTGTTCAGGCCGCCGGCCCACGACGACCCGCGCTACACCGTCATCACCGGCGGGCGCGGCTCCGGCAAGTCCTACGCCGTCAGCAGCGCCAACCTGGTGGACACTTTCCGCAACGACCGCAACATCCTCTACAGCCGTTACACCCTCGTGGCGGCTGATATTTCTATCATACCCGAATACCTGGACAAGATGCAGCTGCTGGGCAAGGAGCGCTATTTCCGCACCACGAAGGACACCATCACCAACGTGCAAAGCGGCGGCACTATGTATTTCCGCGGCATCCTGGCAAGCAGCGGCAACCAGACGGCGCGCCTGAAGTCCATCGCCAAGCTGCGCAAGTTCGTGCTGGACGAAGCCCAGGAGCTCACCCGCGAGAGCGACTTCGACACCATCGACCTCTCAATCCGTGAGCTGGACGTGCCCAATGAGGTGCAGCTTATCCTGAACCCCTCAGACATACACCACTGGATCTACCGCCGCTTTTTCGGGTCCCGCGGCGTGCCCTACGACTTCAACGGCGTGGTGGACGACACCCGCTACATCCACACCGACTGGCGCGACAACCGCGCCAACCTGCACCCCAGTTTCATCGCCAGGGCTCTGGAGTGCGAGCGCACGGATCCGGACCGCTACGCCAACATCTACCTGGGCGACTGGAGCGTCAAGCGCACCGGCTTGATATACCCGCGCTGGCAGTCCTGCGCCCTCCAGGATATACCCACCGGCCTGGAGTGGTGGTACGGTAACGACTGGGGCTACGGCGGTGACCCTGACGCCCTGGTGCGCGTGGCCTTCGACCCGCTGACCCGCACCCTCTACTGCGTCGAGGTCCTTTACTCCACCGGCAAGCTGCCCCGCGACGTGGCTGCGGCAATACGTCAGGACTGCCAGAGGATGGGACTTGACGCCGGCGAGGTGCTGGTGTACTGCGACCCCGCGCGCCCCGACAGCATCGCCGAGCTGCGCACCCAGTACGGCATCAACGCCCTGCCCGGCATCAACCGCGACAAGCCGGGGCGCATAGGCTACCTCCAGGGCTTCAACGTCCGCTACGTCGGCGACCATATACGCCAGGAGGTGGAGACGTACAGCTGGAAACCGAACAAGTGGGACGAGGACACCTTCAGCGACGTGCCGCAAGACGGCAATGACCACACACTTGACAGCGCATCCTATGCAACCACGCACCTGCGCCGCCTGGGTATCAGCAACGACCTGGGCGACCTCCCAAAATGATGGAGAGCGCCACCGACAATCTTCCGCAGCCGCGGCCATAACTTTGCACAAACAAAACCTTACACGATATGCCTTTCATTTCCCGCAAGAAATACGACGCCATCCAGGCAGAGCTCAAGGGCTACTACGACCAGGGGACCAACGCCGAGAACGAATTTTTCCGCCAGATCCAGGCGCGGCTGCGCACCGTGGAGCTACCGCCGCTGGTGCCAGTCAGCCGTGACGACATCGTCCGGATCTATGAGACAAGCGCACCCGTTATGGGCGTGGTCAACAAGATAGCCAATGCAGTAGGCGACGTGGCGCAATACCTGGAGCTCACCGACAAGGGCGACGCCGAGGTGGAGAACCACTGGCTGCTGGACGTCCTGCGCCAGCCAAACGACCGCTTCAACCTCCGGCGCTTCGCCACCGGCTGGGCCATAAACAAGCTGCTTTTCGGTGACGCCTGGGTATACGCCCCGAAGACCGTGGGTAAGGACCGCGGCCGCATCCGCGAAATGTACCTGCTGCCGTCCAACCTTATTGAGGCCAAGCGCGACGGCATCTTCCAGCCCCTGAAGGGCGTGACGCTGCTGGGCAGCCTCCAAAATGAGACGATAAGCACCGCCGACATCTTCAGCAGCTTCGACTACAACCCCGACCCCGCCAGCTTTTTCGGCGTCAGCAAGATCGTGGCGGCCGCCGTCTACCTCTCCGTTATGGAGCGAGGGATGCGGCGCGAAGACACCAGCCTCAAGAACGGCGGCGTGGCGAATATCATCACCCCCGCAAAGGACACGATGGGCATAATGCCGAAGGACGCCGACGCCCTGGAGAAGGAGTACAACAAGACGGAGAACTACGGCAAGACAAAGGCGCTGCGCACCCCTATTGACGTCCACACCCTGGGCAACGCCCCCGTGGACCTGAACATCCTGGAGAGCCACAAGGAGGCGGTGACCGCCCTCTGCTTTGTCTACGGCCTGCCGGTGGATCTATACTACGGCCAGGCGAAATATGAAAACGCGAAGGTGGCCAAGCAGACCATCTACGACAGCAACGCCATACCGCTGGCCAATGAGCTGGCAGAGGACATGCTGAACTACACCGGCCTGAGCCGCGAAGGCTACCGGCTGGCGGTCAACACCGACCGCATCGACGTCCTCCAGGACAACCCCGGTGACGTGCTTGACAACCTCACAAAGATGCACGCCACCCTGAACGAGATGCGCGAAGCCTACGGCTACGACCGCATCGAGGAGCCCTACGCCGACCAGCCTATCCTCCAGATGGGCGTGCAGTTCGGCAATGAGGGCCTGACGGACGACATTAACGAGATATAATGCCCAGGACCATCACCACCGCCGAGCGAAAGAGACGCGACTACCTGCGCCGCCGCGGCCTGGCCGTCGGCGCGGTATACGAGAAGCGCCTGATAGCCGCACGCCGCAAGGAGATCCGCAGCGTGCTTGCCAAGGCCCGCGACTTCGACGACCCCGATATGGTTATCCCTACCATCACCAAATGGCTGGACGAAAGCAGCTATCTGGGCAAGTGGTGGCAGGGGCTGTACGTCGCCGCCGGCGTCCCTATGGCAAAGAGCACGGCCCGCGATCTGCGCCAGGCCAAGGCGGCCGCCGAGGTGGATATGTGGCAGCGCACCCTATGGCGCTACGCCACACGCCGCGCCGGTGAGAACATCGTCATAGTCACCGGCA